ATGTCGCCATCTTCGTCCATGAGTTCAGCCTTTTGGGACTGCACGGAACGAGAAAAAGAGGAGAGGATGATGCCGGTTTCGGCGGTTGCGCCGAAGATAACACTCGCGGCGGAGGATGATGTGATAACGGATGCGGCCATGCCTTGGCCACGATGTCAACTCATCCCATCAAACCAGCGTGGACGGTGAGCGATACCGACCGCTCGAAATGCCGCTCGCTCGTAGACTGCGACACGCCACCGTCCCGAAGGATGCCAAAGACAAAGCATCGCTGTGGGCGGATCGCGTTGATCCTGGGAATCAGAGTTTCGATGTTGTGCGTGACGCACAACACCTGTGCGAAATAGCTCTCCAAATCCTGTGCCGTGGAGTCGTCGGCCTGCACGAGGAGTGCAACGGCAACCTCGAACTGGAAGATAGCGGAGTTTGTGATGCTCTCGCGCTGCCGGGTGGCTTTGACGAACACGGCTGGCAGCGTCATCGCGCTGAAGTTCTCCGCTGCGGTGATCGAGACCGAGTTGCCCAGCTCGTGCTGCAAAGCCTGAATGAATGCGTCGGTGAGCGCCTTCTCCAGCGTCTGCGTAATGTTTGCTGGCGGCTTTTGCGGTGCTGGAAGCGAGAGGATAGGCGGAAAGAACAGGCTCATTTGTTTAGGTCTTCGAGTGAAAAATCGACCGAGACGGCATCCTGCGAAAGCTCTGCCGACAACACGCGAAACTTAGCTCCGTCGATAGTGAGAATGTCCCCGAGCTGGATGAGTTGCGTGGTCGTGTCGTATGCGGTCGTGATCGACATTGAGACCGTGCTCATAAATCCACCGTCACCGAGGTTGTTCTCACGCCGGAACGCGGTGCGCGCGGCTTGGAATGTCTTGCCTTCGTGCGAGACCGTGATCGGTAGCTCTCCGACAATAGCAGAGAGATCGGAGCGCATGAAGTCGGCAAGCGTGCTCATATCAGCTTGACAGACTTGCAGAGCCTCTCGTATTCGCTGCCCTTTGCAGGGTTCTCTTTGCTCGTGTTGTGGGTTGCGTTGCTCCAGTGAATGATGTCGTAGCTCTGCGCTGCTGGGTGAGTGTAGGGAGAGCAATCAACGCCGCCGCAGTCGTAGTAATTACTGAAAGTGCGCGCCTCGATACCTTGGAAAACAAGTTGCCGAGACATTGCAACCATCGCTTCGTGCCAGTTCCTCCCAGCCATACCATCCACAAGCATGCGCTCGATGATTTGTTGCATGCTGGCAGAGTATTCGCTGCCCTTCGGTAGCGACATAACGACAGGTGAGACCATTGAAAGCCACGGTGTGAATGTGTAATCCTCGGCAACGATTGGTTTGGTCACGGCTGCATCCATCTGCACCCAGATTCCTCCGTGCTCGTGCAGGGTCTTGAATGCGAAATAGTCACTCCAATGTGCGAGCGATCCGATGCCACCATTAGGCAGATGATGCAACGGATCGCCCGCGAAGCCGACTGGTGCGAGAGTGTCCTTGGGGAGTGCTTCAACGGTTACGCCTTGTGGAATGCCGGCTAGTTTCGCCTGCACCCAGAGCACCGGCTCGTGGCCTGCGTCAATCAAAAGCTGCAAGGTCAATTTTTCCATCAGGCCGAGCTTCGTCCCGATCCACACTGAATGCGTTCTACTCATCTCCTTGCGAGAATTGTCAATCCATTACAGTTCTCATAGTGCTCCGCGACTTGCCACTGCGAGTTCGTTCCGAGCCATGCATGGATCGCTTCATTGATGCCCCTACCGTTGTCCTCGCCCACGGAGCCGAATGCGACCGTGTCGTGGAAAACAATGTATTTGCTTGCCTGGTTGCCGTGCTTTTGCAGCTCGCCTTTGACCTGTGCGTAGGTGTGCAAGGTGTCGATAAAGAGCAGGTCTGTCGGCTCGATGATCGGTATGTCCAGCGTCGATCCCTGCGTAAATGTCCAGTCTGTATCGAGTTGATCGTGGATCGCGAAGACATTAAAAAAATCATGCAGATCGTGGCTTCGCAGAGTGGCATTCGGGTTGTCGCTCAGACCGTGCAGGAATGAATATGTTGACATGCCGGTGCGCACGCCGAACTCCGTGATGTGGTCGCACTCTGCGGACAGCTGCGCAAGGCGGAGCATGTGCTCGTTGATGTCTCCGACAATTCCCCGGCTCCGGTGAAAGATATTAGAGATCGGCCACATCTTTGAAAACACTCGCGCTCCAAAGTCGTAGGCATGCCGAGAGTTTTGGAGTTTCACGATGTCGTCTTCTTCGCGGCTTCCGTTGATCGGATGGTCGTGCTGCCACTTCAAGCCCTTGACTGAATAGATCGGAGCTTCAAGCATTGCTCGATTTGTGAAGTCGTTGTCGCAAAAAACTCCGTGGTATTTCGGACAAAAAACATATTCGCGGGATTCGTAGAGTGCGCGAGAGAGCACTGGATGGCACATGAGGCCGTCCTGCCGGACGGTGTCTGGAACATAACAAGACCATTTCTTGGTAGGGTCTGGCAGCTTGCGCAGCTTGGTGTCCCATCCCTGCGGTGGCGTGAGGTCGTCGGCAATCACGACCAATATGTCTCCCGTCGAAAACTGTGCGCAAACATTCCAGTTTGCCACGCTTGACGAGGCCCACTCTGGCGGAGGCGTTGTGCACCACCAGTAGACCTGCGCTGCGGTGAATGCCTTGATGCTCTCCATGTCGTCGCTCTGCACTCCGAAAATATGCTCGACCTGGTCGGCCTCGTCGGCTCTGTCAAGCCAAATCTTGCGTGTTGCGAGTGCGCGCTCTGGCGTGCCACGGGTTGCGTGAAGTAGTGAGATCATTTTGTTGGTGTGTTGTTTATTTCGTTCGCAGAACATACGCCGTGCTTTCTGAATCGCCATTGGTTCACGATCAGATTCCAGTCGTTCTCTGTGTGTGGCTCTGGCTTGGCATTGCAGATGATGATTTCTGCCCAATCCAGCATGTCCGCTGCCTCCCTCGGGATTCTGCGGTCTATCCACGCGGGCTTGTGGCGATAGCGGCACCACGCCAGATTGATCGCCCACGCGATTTGCACCGCGTAGTTGAGAGGCCACGCGACCATTACCGCCTCGCGGCGAGCGCAATCCATGTAGGCCAGTTTCATGTGGCATGGGGTGACGCAGCAATCGGGCACTCGGTCCCAAATTCTACGAACAATGCGGTCGAGATAACCGCTGGAAGCAGCGACGTTTTGAGTGGTTTTCATAGATTTTTCTTCGCTTCCATCGGCATCTCACCGCTGCCGTTAAAGAGTTTTTCCGCACGCTCTCTCTCCACAGGGTCTGCCACCCTACGATGTGTAGCGTCAAGCTGGCGATTTTCAAAAGCTGGGTGGTGATGAACGAAAGCAATGTCACGAGCATTAACGATCGCTCCAGCCTTCGCGGCACGAACGGTGAAGTCCGCATCACTGAATTGGTTTTTGAATCTGGAATCGAAGAGTCCGTTTTGCTCATAGTATTTGCGAGTGATGATTGCCATCGTGATTAGTTCGTCTGTTCGATACCCATCGCTTGTGCGTAAAACATGCGCTGATCCTGTATCCAAGCGGCTATCCACCATGTCATCCCAGCCTGGAGGTGGTTCGATATCGTCAGAAAGTTGTATCATTATTTCTCCCGTGCTCTCTTTCGCGGCGAGGTTCCACGCTCCGACCGAATATCCGTTGTCCGTCTGCACGACTCCGCCAAATCGGTTGAGGGTTGCTGCTGTCTCGTCGTCATGATCGACGGCAAAGATATGCTCAACTCGCTCCGGGTTATTTGCTCGTTGCAGCCACATGGTCATGTTCTGGATTGCTGCGATTGGTCTCCCTCGAGTGGCGTGGAGCAGGGAGATTCGTGTGCCTTGTGCTTCGCTCAGGATCGCTTGATCGACCGCGAACGCACCTTTTGCATCTCCAAGCTCACGCAAGCACCATCCGCGCAGTCTGCGGGCCTTCCATCCATACCATTCCTTCTTGTGCGTCCACTGCGGGAAGGACGGCACAGGTATTTTTTCCATTGCCTCGATGACTTCAAGGGCCGCCTCCGACTCTCCTAAATCGAGCAGGATCGACGCTTCGACTGCGTAGGCTTCGCGTCGGTTGAGGTCGAGCGCCTTTGCCCTGCGAGCGAGTTTGAGAGCAGGATCACCGTGGCTCAAGTTGCTCAAGTTAAGTAAAACCTCGTAGCGGTGGACTGCGTCGAGATCGCGCATTGCGAGGGATTCCGCGCCAAATCGCAAAGCACTCTCAACATCGCCGACGATCATCCGCTCGTAGTGTAGGTAAAATTTAAAATGTGACGACATCTTGTCGTGAAACGCGAGAATGCGCAGGTTGCGGTCGTTGCTCGGTCTGCGCCCAAGAGCAGGCCGGTGCTCGATCTCAAGGTCTCGACGAAGAAGAATCTTGCGTGGTAGCGGTTCGCCATTTTCGCCGCTTGGTGGGTGTGCGTTCTCATGCACAGGCCGCCACCACCAGGCTGAATCTTTGCGAAAGAACCGCTCGCGTGGTGCGCGCTTGCCTTGTTCGGTGATGACGTAGTCTGTGAGCACCCAATGGACTTCAGGATTTACTTCACGCAGCATCTTCAAGTGCGGCTCGACCATGTGCTCGGCAAGAACATCGTCGCAGTCAGCCCACATTACCCATTCGCCATTCTCGATCAGCGAATATGCAATTTGAAAAGCGTGATTTCTGGCTGCTGCAAAGTCATCCACATGCGGCCACGATGCGCAGAGCGGCGAGTTAAAATACTCGCTGACCCTGCACCCAAGCCCTTCTGCGATGTCCAAGGTTGCGTCCGGCTTTAGGCTGCCGGTGGCTCGCACAACGACGATCTCGTTGCAGATTTTTTGTAACGATGTCACGCATCGTTCAATCCTCTCCTCTTCATTGCCGCAAATCAGAGCGGCTACCAAACGCGGTTGTGTGCTCATCTGCGTCGATCATTATCAGCCGTCAAGATTATTTGCGAAAACAAAAAAGCCGGGGATTTCTCCCCGGCTCTTTGCTATGAAACCAAGCGATACTACACCGAAACTTAGAGTCCGGTCGTGATGCGGATCACGCTGGAACCGTCGATAACTTTCTCGGAGACGTGCTGGCGAACGCGCAGGACATTGCTGCGGCGAGCTTCGTCGCGATAGGTTTCTGCAACGAATGGCACTGGTGAATCGGCACCCCAGAGGATCGAGCGTCCGAATCCGCCGGCGGCGAACTCTCCACCGACCACATGAGCGAGGGCGATGTAGGTGTCAGCCCAGATGAACGATCCGGAGTAAGACTTGCCTTTTGCGGCAGAATTTTTAGGAGCGCGACCGACGAGGACTTGATCCACGCCGACTGCTTGAGCAACTTCCTGCTCGGAGAGCAAGCGTGTGCTGTTGGTGGCCACAACGCCGAACATTTGGTTTTGCACCTTGGTCGAGCGGCGAACGCGCTCGAACAGAGTAGCGGAGAGGATCAGAGTGTTTGGAAGCACCCCGACCTTGGCGAGTTCCAACTTGCCTGCGGCTACGTCGGCAGGGAGATCGAAGCTGGTGATGTTAGCTTCGGTGTAGGCGGCAGTGGCTCCAGCACCAGAGATGGCAGTGAGACCGTTAGCAGCAAATGTGGCGGCGGCAACGCGAGTCTCATGACCAATTTGGATTTGGCTCAAGAGCATGTCGGCGATGGCGACTTCAACATCGAGGAATCGAGCGAGATCACGCTGGGTTTGGTCGGGAAGAATCTCTTCGAGACCGAACTCCGTGGTGGTGAATGTGTCGCTGACGAACTTGCGGGACACACGAGGATATGCGGATCCGGGAGCGATCTTGGTCGCGTCGTCGTTGAGTGCCTCGGACTGACCGAGATTGATTTTGAGATACTCGCCGGAGCGAACATCAGCAACGTAGATCGGCATGACTTGCGCGCCGATGAAGAGGTTGGCTTTGTTGCTGCGGCCTTCGTAAACGGCCTGGGCGATGTCGCCGCGAATTGTGGTAGAGGATAGCATTGTGGTAGGATTTTAAGGGTTACTTTTGGACGATGTATTCGACGACTTCGCCGGTAGCTCCGTTTTCAACGGCGATCCCGAGGGTCAGACCGGAGGTAACGAGAGTGCCGACGATTACTCCGCCAGTTGTGGCGAACACGTTTGCGCCTGCGGTGACTGGGCCGGGCGAGACGATGCCGAATTGAGTTGGAGCGAAGAGCTTCACGGTGCCAGCTTCGCCTGCGGCTGTGTCATCCTGCACAACGCCGATGGCGAGTGAGGCTGTGACGAGCGCAGCGGCTGCATTGTCGCCGGTGACGGCTACGAGGGTGTTAGCAGAAATCGCCGAGGCGAATGTGAAGCTGCGGAATGTATTGTCGATTTGAGTGGCCATATTAGTGGGTAATTAGAAATTGAGTTGGTTGGAGTCGCGGAGAGCGATGTATTCGGCTGCGTGATTGGTCATCGCGAATTTGATGGCGGCGGTGCGGCTACCGAGTTCGCGAGTTTTGTTGTCGATGATTGTTTTGATCGAGAGCTTCTCGGCTTCGTTTGCGACCGTGCTGGCCTTGAGCGGAGCGGCTCCGAAGTTGGAGATGATTGTGTCGAGCTTTGCGGAGAGCTTGGACATTTCAGAATCCTTCTCGTCGTTCATGGGAGCGTCTTCCATTTTCTCTTCGTTCATGGGAGCCTCTTCCATTTTGTTCTTGTAATCGCCAAAAGCGGTTTCAAGTGCCGAGAGGCGTTCGATGATGTCAGCGATGGACACAGTGTCCTCGGCTCCGTCTTCCATTTTGTTTTTGTCGTCGATCATTTCTTTGGCGGAGGTGTCAACCGACTTGGCCGTAAAACTGAAAAGTCCGGTGGGATTTGCCGCTGGTGTTTGCACGAGATCTGCGCTGTAAAGTTCGGTGCAGGATGCGAAGGATCGACCGTCCCGCTCGCGCACCGGGCCGCTGAATGCGATAGAGATTCCGAATGTGTCTGGCATGCGAGTGGCGATCTCGAGCACGTAGGCGCGCTTCTCTGCGGTCTCAAGAAGGTTTAGATCGGCAACGAGTTTTTCACCTACGATGCGAAAATTGTCGCAGAATCCAACGATGTCTTTGATCCCTGCGCCGTGGTCGAGATTGACCTTTACGCCATCAGCGTAAGACTCCGCACATGCTTTCACTTCTTGCAAGGTTATGTCGTCCACGAAAAGCCCGTGGCCCTTTGCTTCTCCGACTGAGATGATTGATACGCCTTCGATGATGTCCATGCCTTGGTCGGCATGTCAACGGGCGGTCAGGCTTCGCGTGCGGCTCTGTTGCGGCGGAATTGCTTCAAAGCCTCTGTCGCGAGTGCGACAATTTTTCTTTGATCCTGCTCGATGCAGCCGACGAGTCGGAATGATGTCGAGACCTGTGGCTTGAGGCGAGATGCGGAAAGGTTGCTGGTGCATCCTATCAAGTCGGTGGTAGCACCGAGATGATATGTCGGCTTCGTGGCGATTGCTCTCAGCCTGGTGCTTCCGGTCTCAACCCGTGCCGATATCGCAATCTCGACTGATGCAGTTGTGAAGTTTCCGACGACTCCGTTTGTTTTTACAACGACTGCCGGGCGGTCGTATCTGCGAAAGTGCGTGTAGGTGCCGCCCACTTCCGGAACGACAATAGGCGGAGGTGTAGGCGGTATCTCTCCTGTCTGCAAAAGTCCCTGCGAGCCGATAGACAGCGGCGTAGGACTCGGCAACAAGCCCTGCGTTGCGATGAGCAGGGAGGTCAAGATCATTTTAAGTGCGGGTTACGGTTGTGGTGGTGGTGCCGTCTCCGGTGATGCTCTGGCTGATCGCTCCTGCCGCACGGCTGGACGGCGTGACCGTGAGTGCGCTGCCGCTTTTCAGCCCGTGGATCGCGTGGATCTCTTGCAATTCAGGCACAGCAAATGCGGTCAGCACGCTTGCATCGAAAGCGGATGCAGTGATAACGGCAGTTTGAAATTGATGAACATTGGCTGCTGCGTGATTTTGCGCATTAATTTGCAATTCGTTGTTTGCGTTGGTCGCACGCACTATCCTCCCGCCGTAGGTTCCCGCTGTCGTGTGACCGCTCGTGGCTTCGTCCCACACGGCATCTGCGTTCTCACTCGCGGTCGGAAGGTCTGCAAGTTGCGTATCGAGGTTGGCACTCGCCAACCCTATCGCTGCTCGCACGTTGGCGGCGGTGAGCGTTGCTGTGCCTGTTGTGGCATCGACAGGAACGCCGAACGCAACCGATGCGGCGGCTGGGACTGCGCACGTGCCGGTGTTGACTCCGTTATTGTATATAACTCCGGATCGGACATCGGTAGCGGCGGGTGATAGCCCGGCAGTGTTGTTCGGGTCTGAAAGGGTCTTGCTTCCGGTTGGGTAGTTTACGAAAATAGCAACATTCGATAGCTGAGATGTTAAATAAGTCGGGCCACTGGTTGGCGATTGACCGAGGGAGCCATATTCAATCTGTTCCACTTTTGTAATGCTGGCTTGCACCGAGCTTACGCCTACGGCAGATGACAATCCCACCGATCCAATTCCAAATCCGTTTCCTTTTGCGCGAGTGGCATTCAGAGTTCCAGTGGATGCATTGTTTGCGCCAGCCCCAACTGTCCCGCCAATAGCTGTTCCTGTGATATTTAATTGACCGGTGCCTGCGTTGTTTGCCCCATATGCGGTTGAACTACTCCCACCTGTAGCAGTTCCAATAAGATTCAATGTTCCGTTGCTACTATTGTTCACTCCGTATGCGGTATTGTTGCTGCCACCGAGTGCATTTCCGGTAATCGTTAGAGTTCCTCCTGCATTCTGCGTGCCTATCGAATTAGCCACACTCCCTCCTGTCGAATTGCCAGTTATATTAACAATTCCAGTGCTGGTATTATTTACAGCAAAACCACCATTAGCAACTGCCAAAGCGTTTCCAGTAATTGTTAAAGTGCCAGTTGAAGTATTAACTACGCCGACGGCGCTTGTCACGGACCCTCCGGTTATGTTGCCGACAATGTTTGCTATCGCTGGAGAAGCAGCGGAAAAGGTTAGTAGGTTCGAGAGGCTCAAACTTTTGTTCGTCACGTTTGCCGTCAAAGTCACGCCATTGTTGATCACGTAAGTGCCAGTCCCCGCATTACTCAACTCAGTGCAGGTCACGTTTGCCGTGATCGTAATTGTATGCCCTGTCGAAGCACGAGCCTCGTCCCCTGCCCCTGGAACAATGCCACCAACCCATGTCGCGCCTGCGTTAAAATTTCCCGTTGCTGCCGAAAGAATAAGTGCCATCGCTTAGATACCCTTCGCGTAAATAAATTCTTGAATGCTTGCGGAGATTTGAGCCACGGCGGTCTTCGTCGGTCGGTCAACATTATCAACGCTTCCGAGTGCCATGGTGCGAGCATAGTCATTAGCGAGAATGACTTCACCATTCGCAATGCGTGTAGGCACAAGACGCATCGCTACATTCGCGTCTTCGCTTGCGTCTGGGTTCACGATGCTGGTGATCGCAAGGTTGATGGTGTAGATATCGTAGGTTTCTCCGTCGATGATGATGGGATTTGTAGGTTTCATATTTATGCGAATAAAATCAGAGCAGAATTTTCGTTAGGTTGTGGAAAGCGAATCTCGAAAGCCCCGTCGAAAACAGGTCTGTCGTTGCCGAAGTTCAAAGTGCAGAGCACCGAGTTGTTTTTGCTTGCGTTGTAAACAATCGCGCCGTGCGCCGTGAATGTCGCTCGGTCGATCTTTGCATCGTTAAAGGTGATTGCTGCGTTCTTGCCGACCATCTCGGCCTTGAACCCGGTGAGCGTGATCCCTCCGCGAGTATATCCTTGGCCACTAACTTCTCCTTCGTCGGTGTAGTGCGCGGTGGCTGGCCCGATGTTTGCTCGCTTCGTGTAAAGCGCGAGCTTGTATGTGTCGGTCGGTTGGTGCATGCCAATCAAAAATTGGCGCTTTGCTTCGAGTGCGATGCCTTGTGCAATCATATTTATTGAGCCTTCGGATGTTCCTTCGGCAGTAGGTCGTTGTCGGTTGTGTAGTTTGGATTTTCGGGTCTGCCGTTTTTAAGCAGGTAGAGAAATGCGTTGACGCGAGCGAATGCCCATTGCTCGGCAGATTGAACTCGTGGCGAGTGCGATGTGTTAAACGCTCCGAGGCCGCGCTGGAATACCGACTTGAGCGCGCCGAGTGTGGCTCTGCCGTTCTTAGTGTTGCTATCTTTCTCGTTAAATACGTCGGCCTTGTTCTGCAAGGTTTTCTCCTGCTCTGCGGTCACTTCTGCTCCGCGCTTACCGGACGCATCACCTTTGGCCGTGCCTTCTCCCTGCGGGTCTTTGTTCGGAGTATCGGACTTCGGCGCTTTAGGTGAGGCTTTGATTCCACCCTTTTCTCCGACGACTGCAAGCTGCGTCATGCAGACTGCGAGACGTTGGTCGAAGTCAGGATATTCCGACTCCATCGTGGCATTAACCATGCACCGGTCGATAAAGTCTTCCTCCTGCTCGCGTGGCCCCGGCTCTGGCATGACCATCGCCGTCTCGTGCTGCACGGCTTGAAAGTGCCCGTAAACATCGTTGACCACTACAGCAAATTCTTTGACTTCTGGACGAGTTGCCAGCTTGATGCCTTTGACTTTATCCGCTGCCCACACCTGGCCTGCATCTCCGCCCCACAATGCCCACGCGATGCGGCCGGCGGAGGGAAAGCCGTCTTCGCCTTGTTGAAAACCTTCACCCTTTTTATCAACTTCGTGCCGTGAAAAAAACGAGTGCATTCTTTTAACGGTATCTTCGCTTAGGTTCTTGCCGTTCGAGATGTCGCGAGCGCGAGCAACACCGATAGATGTCCCCCCGCGCTTGAATTTCTCGCGCCACTCCAGACCCTTTTCGGCCTCTGCGATCATGCCAGCGGTGGGCTTAAAGCTATCTTCAAATGCTGCCTTTGCCTGTGTTGGTGCGGGTGCTGGCTCTGCGGCTGGTTCTGTCTGCGGTTCTGTGACCGTAGGCACAACTGGTTCGGCTTGTTTGCTGTTGGGAATCGGAACTGAGTCCGAAATGTATTGCGGAGGGATTTGGTATTCAGCAGCAAGATCAACAATCATTGCCGCTTCTTTTGCTCTTGTCCGTAGTGCCTCTTCGTAGTCCTCTCCGCCTTCGGAGTAGATTTGCGCGGCGGTCTTCAAGCCTGCCTTCCACAAATCGATGTCAGCGCGAGCTTCGCGCCCGTAGTCGATGCTTGCTTTGCGCGGCCATCCCCAGCGGCCATCCAGTAAATACTCATTGTCAGGAATCAAGCCGCGACTTGCCGCGTCGAGCAGAACGATATTCTTAATGCGATCGAGAAATTGAGTCTCGAGCAACCTACGCCAACGTGCAAATGTGCGGTCCGCCATCTCAGCTTCCATGCGTGCCATCGGGCCGGACTTGTCAGCGTCGAACGAGAACCCGTAAGGCAACCCGACCGACATGCAGATGTGCGACTGCACCAGACGGACAAATTCCCCGAACGCTCCGGTTGGGCGTGTATTTTCGAACATCTCCATCTTCTCTCCTGGGGAAAGATAGTTCATCGTGCCGGGGTCAACGCTTTCGAGCTTCGCCCGTTGCCCGTAGTCGTTCGGCTGCGAGCTTGCGAAGTAGTCGCTGGCCTCAGCGGCGCCAGTCTCCGACATGATGATGCCGGTCTGGTAGCTGGCAAATTTTATCGCCTGAATCTCGGCTTTCAGCGCTTCCTGTAGGTCGCGAGCGGCATTCAGCGCCGTGGCAAATGCCGATCGTCCACGGTATTCGTCGAGCCGTGTAGGGTCAAAAAGGTGAATGAACTCCGCAGCCGGAATGCGTGTCGGGTCGATGTATTGGTTCGAAATCGTCCGAACATAAAGTTCGTATTGGTCAGGCCGTCCGTAGTCATCGAGCACGATCCCGCCGATGTAATTGTCCGAGTCGATCAAGCGGTTGTAAGGCGAGCCGATGCGGTCGCTCTCAACGCTCTGGAGTCTTAGCTCCCCCTGATCGCGCACGATCACAAAGCCGCAGTCGCCATCGCGCAGCACCGCCATAACTGCAAGCTGCAAGAGTGTAACAAAATCGTGCCTACGCAGGAAGTCACACTTCGAGCACCAGTTGCGCCAGTAGCGTTCGATCTTCATGTCGAGATCGCGGTCTCCGGTGCGAGCTTGGTAGTTCAGCCGCCCGGCGACATACGTCGCAAACTTCAAGAGCAGCGAGCGGATGGGGGGAAAGTTGTCTGCGAGATCGCGAGCAGCGCGAATCAATTTGTATCGCTCTGTCGTGCCTGCCGTATCCTCGGCGCCGGACACATTGCGGCTGATGCCGCGCTTCGTGCTATCAAGAGCAGAATCAAATCGCCCGAAGTTGCGGAGCTTGGCCTGAGAGATCATCCGCGACATCGCGGCCTGCGGAGAAATAAATGCAATCGCTTGAGTGATGATGTCTTGTTTCATTTAAGGTAGCTGCGTAGGGAATGCTGAGACCGTGCGGCGGACGCGAGTTCCGTTTGAGGAAGAGATCGCGGCGGTGAGTTCTTTCACTACCTGCGAGACCTCTGCGAGATTGGCGCGGGTGAATGACCGACCGGCTATGCTATAGCTGGCTCCCGCCACTGCAATTGCTTCCAGACACTCGATATATTTTGTCTGCAAACTTTGCAGGGTCGCAAGTGGTAAACCGAAAAATGCTTTGTTGAGTCCCATTATTTAGCTGGTTGCGTCAACTGAAAGAAGAAATTTGTGGTCGTTTTTCTGACGAAACTCAGAGCTTGCTCTCGATAAATTTCCCGCGCGACTGAGTGCCGCGCAGCCAGTCGAGCTTGGCCCACGATTCGGGCTGCATGGAGACGGATCGTGTGACGGCGGTTCTGCCCTTGGCGTTGGTGGATTTCTTGCCTACCGGGCGGCCAGCGCCTTTGCGCCGGCCGCCGTGGGTGGGATTATTCAGCGACTTCGATGACATGGTAGTATTCCTCGATTTCGTTGGCGCGACCGGAGTCGATAAACTCTTGCAGGTCCATTCCGTTTCCGTCGGCGTAACTTTGCATGAGCTTTTTGTTTTTTAGCGTAGCCTCTTCCTGAGCTTCATTTAGTTTGGTGAAAAATTCTCCGTAAGAAGAAAATTCCAACTCCCATCCGTTGGCTAATTTTTTTGCGTATGCGATTTTGTAGGTTTTCATATTTTCGATTTTTGGTTTGGTTGGTCAAGAGTGGCGCGGGGATCGAACCCGCGCCGGGTGGGGTTAGGCGACCGAGTATGGTTTGATGGACATAAAATCCAGCGCAATTTGTCCCGGTGCTGTTTCTGAGAGGTTCTCAGGGTTCACAGATTTAAGAATCGCCATTGGAATATCGGCGATGGTTTTGAAATCAAGGATCACAAAGACCCCTGTGTTTTTTCCGCGCACGATTTGATTGAGGCGGAAGTTGTGGGTGATGCCAGCTTCTTGCAGCTGATTGAGAGTTGAAGTGCTCATAGTTGGATTTGGTTTTTTGTTTTCGTCGTCGCCGTGGTGGCTTCGATCTGGGGATACAATCTCACAAACTTGATTTCTCGTCAACAACTTTTTTTCAAAAAGATGAAAATAATTTTGGAGGCTCGCAGAGCCGCATGAACACAAGCGCGACGGGCGGGGATCAATTTCGTGACGCCACGAAATTGGTCGGGATCAACTCAAAGATAGGTATTCCCCATCGTTCTTCCGCCTTGCGTGCGCAGTCGTGCAACGCGTCCAGCTTCTCGGAAAACTCAAGGAAGTCGTAACTGACCCATGTTGGGATGTCTCTTGGATCGCGGCGTATTTCCCAAGTGACCGATGCGTGGATACCCGTTCCCCACATGCCGCGCTGCAAGATATATCCTGCCGCTTCGATCCGTGCTCTGAGTGTATCGTAGCTCATAAGTCCCCCGTTGGTAAAACTCCCGCCAGCATTGCTGCCGCAAGAGCGATGCACTCACAATCCCAGAGATGGTTTGGCCTGCCGCTGATGCGAACCCACCTCTGCTCGACTTGTTTTGTTTTTGCGTTAATCACGTCTTTTTTAATTTCTGAAAGCATTTGTTTTCGGTATTCGTCGCTAACATCTCTCGGCACCTCCCACGCCACGGCGGTCTCGACCTGGCGTAATGACGAGAGTTTATCCTTGACTCCTTCGTTTGCGAAAAAAAAGTAAGCGGCCTTCATCCCGTGCGATCCCGCCTGCGCCGCTTCGATCTTGGAGACGAACCGTCGCACCCTACGCTCCTGCGACTGATGCCAGAATCCATCCTGCCCCGATCCGTGCGAGGCCGTCCAGCCGCGCCGTGCGCACTGCTCGTAGACCACAGGCGTGTCATATCCAGCGTCTACAACATTGCACCGCGCTGGCACCGCGTATTGCGCAGAGATCGCGTCGAGCGTCTCCCACGTCAGTGGCCTACTCTCGTGCAGGAGTCGCGACGATCCGTCTGCGCGGAACGCCCGGACAACGCACCAGAAGTGGTCGCGCTGTTTGTCCACGGCCATGAAGCGATGCACTTCCCCGTCGATCTTCTGGCCCTCCACATATTCGCCTTTGCTGTAGTCGGCACACGCGATCTCTGGCATGTCACTCGTGACTTCTTCGACCCACACCTGAGCTTTTCGTTTCTGCACGAACTGCCGCAGCGGATCCGTATTGCCGCTGTGTTTGGCTTCGTTCGCTTCCAGAAATTCTCGCACCAAGGAAAACCACGGTATCCACCAGACCGCGTAGGCAGGAATCTCAAATGAGCGGACTCCTCGAACCGGATGCGGATTGAGCGGTCGGTAGCTGGCTGTGCTCGCAAGCGTGCGGCGTTCGCTTGCGGTGTCCTTGTATTCGGCCTTGCAGTTCTCGCAGGTCAGCCTGATCGAGTCCTGCAAGCGATCCCACAGCCACCCGCCTTTTTCGTCCTTCGCATCGTTGTCCCAGGTGATCGCGTCGAACAGGTATCTCTGCCAATGCCTGCACGCTGGGCACTCCCAGCCGTAGACTTCCCGCGTGCCGCTGTCCCACTCCTCGCAAGACTCGTGCGTTGAGTCCCATCCCTGCGAGACTAAGACAGTCTTGCGGTTCCATCGGTCATGATGCCGAGCTTTTAGTTCTCGGATCATCCCGTTTTTCCACCGCCACACTTCATCGCCGATGCAGTAGCGCATGGATTTTTCTTGGAGGTTTGTGATGTTGGCACCGCCCGCAAAGAGCACCATGTGTGGAAAGAGGATCGTTGTCTTGCGCAGAGCGTGCCGGTCTTCGGGGAAGAGCGCGTGAACTGGCTCGCACTCGCGAAAGATCGGCAGGAGTCGCGACTCTGTCCAGTCCTTAACCATGTCATCTGTCTGCCCGACGAACAAAGTCGGCCCCGGCTTCTGTGCGACGATGAAGCACGCCAAGGTTTCCATGAAGGTTGTTTTGCCTGCCCCCGTCGCAGCGCGGATAAATAGCTGAGTGGTCTCGTCGTCGGTTGCGGCAAGCAGCGGCTCGTTCATCCACGGTGCGACATTGCGGTCAAATCGTGATGCCCTGTCGCTGGCGGGGAATCTCACATTTGTCTCCGCCCAATCGAGCACCGTCCCGCTGTAGGCTAACCTGATGCCCTGACAAATTCCTTGAGCAAGCGGGTTCATTTCGCCTTCCGACCCTGCCAAAAGGGAATCAATTCCGCATACAGATCAAGCTGATCCATTCCCCTCTCGCAGCAAGGACAAATCGGCTCGCGTTGTCTCTGCTCGGGCGCATTACTCCGACGCCCCTTCATGCCACAAGAGATGCAAGTGTAACGCCGCGAGGGCAGTGGAGTCAAGCCACTTGTAGACGCGATGGTGCTGCTTTGCACTCCGGCTCCGAGCGATAAAAAGTTAAATGGTGTTTGTGGGGGTTCGTTAAGCGGGTTCATTTATAGTTTAAATCAAAAATTTGCTGCCTCGTCTCTCTGTCAATTCTAACTTTAGCTGCCTCGTAGTAGCCTGGGTCGATTTCGCACGCCGTGAGATGAACCCCGAAGTAATGCGCGGCGATGGCGATACTTCCGCTTCCCATGTGCGTATCCAGCACACGCTGGCCTGGCTTGGCGTAGTTTTGCAGCAACCAGTTATAGAGCTTCACTGGCTTCTGTGTTGGATGGATCGTGCCTTCTTTCAGGAGTTCCACCCTGTTCATTTCTACGACTCTTAATGCTCGCTGGAATGAACTGTAGGCAAGTTCACCGTCACTGTTACAGATGCGCTGGCCTTTGTCCCAGAAGATCCACCCCATTGATGATTGCAGGTGCTCGGAGTAGTAATTCGCACCCCAGATGATTTGATTTTTCGACACGCGGCGGAGTTCCTCGAAGTATTCCGCGCCCGGCGGCTTGGAGTCCCATCCTTTTCGTTCATGCGCTTTCCGTCCGCCATGCTTGCTCGTTGTTCGCTCGGCACCGTCGCGCCCGATGCCGTAGGGAGGATCGACGATTGCCAGATCGAAGTATCCATGCGGGAAGGTCGCCATCAGTTCCATGCAGTCACCGAGACGGATGTCCAAAGACCCAGAACAAGACGGTGCATGGAACCCGGCGGGTTCGTCCTGCGTAGTTTCAAGCGTGAAGGGTGCCGCGCGCATAGTCACCGCATCCCGAAGATTGCTTTCAACGCATCAATGTTTCCCGACTGCGGAACCCTCTCAGGCGGTTCCTCCTCTCCGTCGTGAAAAGCAACATCCCAAGTTGTGTCAAACAGCTTGCGCAGTCCGGCTGCCGTCATCGTCACCGTTCCTTCACCGTCGAATGAAGGATTGCGCTTTGAGTAAATTTTCCACAGTTCTTTTTTAGTCATACCTTTTCAATCTCCTGTTTGATCTCCGCCAAAATCTGCTGTGTGCGCTCGTGCAACTTTTTGCGTAGGACCGCTTCGTCCAGCCCAGCCAGCGCACCGCTCGCATCGTTGACCAATGCCGCGAGCTTGGCGCTGAATATCGCGCCGATGCGGATTCCGGTTTCACGGACAGATGCGATCTCGACCAACTCCCCGCGATCATGTTGAAGTCGCACCCGAATCCGCTCAGACTCAAGCAGCGTTTTTTCAAGTCGGGCTTCATTAAGCGTAGCCGGTGCAGCCTTTCCAGACGCTTTAAGATACTCGTCGCGCCATTTTGTTGCGCTCTCGATTGAGTCGGTTGGGCATCCAAGTTTGACCCATTTTGCCACGGCTTGCTTGCTGATTTTCCAAGCGTCGCCGATGGCTTGGTGACTGACTTTGACAACCGAAGATTTTTTATTCATTCATGCGAGACTTACGAGAGTTTGGTAACCAGA